TGTAATCAGTTCGGCGTAGCCGGACGTAGGCGAATGGCCTCGTGTCGTTTGCCCCGAAAAGGCAGACTAAACACGTTAACTTAGAGGTGATCATGCACGTTGAGAGCTGGACTAACAGTCCTGGATCCTATTACCTGAACGAGGTGATAGGGGAGGGTGGATACGACGGTTTTGATGAACACGGGAATACTTTTAACTACAAGTACCCTGTGTCTTTCACAACCGGATATCAAACCAAGACTCACAACTTGTCCCCCGGTAGGGGGCCAAAAGAGTACGTACGGTTCATCGCGCGTCAGCGCAATGTACGTCCTTTTGTGTATCGCGAATCAGGCGTAGGCGGGAACGGGAATCCTTACGAGGTAAACTACTATAGTTTTCCAAGTGAGTTCCTTGAACCTGACTACGGCGCTCGCGAAGGTATTCTCGAATACAATTGCGAATCATGCTCCATTACCAAAGCCTTAAACAAGCTCAGGACTGGTGACAAGATTCAACTTGTCAATGACGCAATTGAAGCAAGGAAAACCTTATCCATGATCTCCAATGCAACTACTTCCTTGATTGGCGCATATCGAAGCGCCCGTCGCGGGAATTGGGGCTTAGCCGCCTCTCATCTCGGGATTACTCCAGGAAGGTCTGGGTCCAATGATCCCACCACACGCTGGTTGGAATACCAGTATGGATGGAAGCCCTTAATGGGCGACATCATTGGTGGGATTAAGAATATTCAGACGGGGATGCGTAGAGACCCACTTCTACAGCAATTCGTTGCTAAAGGAGTGTGTAGGGACCAAGAACAACGTCATGATACCTCATACGGTCGTGATCGCGAACTGACCTTACAAGTACTTGTCAAAACGCAATACGCCTATCGTATCTCTAGTAGCGTCCTCGACGCTATTGATACTTTTGGTGTTATCAACCCTCTATCGATTGCTTGGGAAGCCGTGCCTTTCTCCTTCGTGGTAGATTGGTTCGTGCCTATCGGCAATACTTTAGAAGCATTGACGGCTACCGCCGGCCTTGAATTCGTGAGTGGTTCTCGTAGTTATGTCCACTATAAGACTCTCGAGTCTCGTGGACCTGAGTCCGTTTCTCCCGATCCCCACTTTAGTGTGGTCGATCGTGGTAGCTACGGAAGCCATAGTTTCTACTTCCGGAGAATCCCCTTGGGGAACTTCGAAATGCCGAGACTATATGCTAACACTCATCCCTTCTCCACACCAAGGGTGGCTTCAGCCATTTCCTTGATTCGACAGTTAGTGCGTTCTCGATGAGAGCGTTGCTAGCAAACCCGCGTGATAATCGTGTTACGCGTTAATCCTATTTCCGTTAATTCGGGTAGGAAGGAGACAATACATGCCTCAGTTTGTTAACATGGTCCTCAAAGATCATGCGACTGCCGACCACACGTTCTCTCCGAGTTCAATCTCGGGTGGAATCGCGACGGCGGTGGAGTCCGACGGTGTCCCCATTGGGGACAAGCGCATCTCTGTTTCGACAAATCAGACTTCTAGCGGTCGCCGTAAGGTTACCGTGAAGATGACGATCCCTGTCATTCAGGATGCTGTGGTGGCGGGTGTGTCCCGTCCGACGCTTGTTCGCGCAGCTTACGCTGACGTGACCTTGTCGTTTGACGGCGCATCGAGCTCTGCAGAACGTCTAGACGTAGCGGCTTACATCAGCAGCCTGTTCAAGGATGCTATGTTCGTCGATGTCGTCGATACGCTGCAGGGCCCATACTAAACCGGCTTAGGCCGATGTTTAGTAACCCTGGTGGGGAGCGTTTAGCTATGGTTGCCCTCTTGGGGGTGATCCTGGTTATTTGTTTCCTTTCATTCATCTTTTCCTCGGCATCAAGCCGAGGAATAGCTATTATTGGAGTACCAAATGGCACAGCACCAGCGTCAAGCGCAATCGTGCGCGAATACGCGGATGCCCGACGGGCTAACAGAGGAACTACTAAAGAGGATTCAATTGCTGCCGGCGAGCGTGAAAACGCAATACCTTAAGCAAGAGGTCTTCTCGAAGTTTGTTTCTGCTGACACCGACGCTCCTCTTACGAGGAAAACGCGAGCCATTAACAAGTGGCTTGCCGCGGAGCGAGACAACGAAGCTACAAACGACAGACTTTTTATAACCCCCGGGGAATACCAAATTTTACCCCGGGTGTCGTTTGAACACTTCGTCTCGTTTTGTCGTTCCCTGATTTGTGATATAATCGGAGAAACAGCACCAGTTGAGGCCCTCATCGGGTCTTTCTCTGGTGGTGCGTCGACTAGTCGCCCACGTACTAAGAGCCACCCGGCTTTAAAGTACCTCGGAAAAGCACATGTCACACCTGAAGCCCTTACAATATGGCGCGACCTAGTCGAGCCAGAAATGCCGGGGTGGATAGGTGATGGGACGATTCTCATACCAGAGGTCGTTCCAGGCAACGTGATGTTCACTGTTCCCAAGAAAACTGATATAGATCGTTGTGCTTGTAAGGAGCCCGATCTGAACATGTTCATTCAGAAGGGGATAGGCAATTACTTCCGTGATTGCCTACGTCGTGTCAACATAAACCTCAATGATCAGTCGCTAAACCAATCATTGGCTCGGTCCGGATCCTTAACCGGCAAACTTGCTACCTTCGACTTGTCGTCGGCTAGTGATAGCGTAACAACGGGACTTGTCTCGTTGCTACTACCCGAGTGTTGGCAAACCCTCCTGGATTCTGTGAGGAGTCCAGTCACCATCATCGATGGTGAAGAACATCAGAATCAGATGTATTCCTCAATGGGCAACGGGTTCACATTCGAGCTTGAGAGTTTACTCTTCTATGCTCTTACTAGAACCATTTGCTTCTTTACAGGAACATCTGGAGTCGTTTCCGTTTATGGTGATGACATCATATGCCCTACGGGCATTTCCAACGTTCTCCCTTTTGTGTTCTGGCACTTTGGCTTCACTGTTAATTCAGAGAAGTCCTTCGTGACCGGGCCCTTTCGGGAGTCCTGCGGTGGTCATTATTGGAATGGACTCGATATAACTCCTTTCTACGTGAAGCGGCCTCTAACGCACTTGATCGACGTCATCGACGTAGCAAACAAGGTGCGGAAGTGGGCCGACTATAAGGACGACACTTCGATACTGGATCCTGAGGTCTCCGACCTTTGGTTCTGGTTGAAGAGTTTCGTCCCCTCACGGTTTTGGGGTGGTGTTGATATGAACTCCAAGTACCAGCTGGTGTCGCAAGACCTCAGCTCTCATCGTCTGGTCGAAAGGACCAAGCGCAAAGATAACGGTGATGGAGGATATTACCACTGGCTAAACGCCACATGGGATCGCGCAGAGCTTAGGGATGGGGTGTCAACCTCATCTCGCACTGAAAGTGCCTCGGTTTACCGAGCTAGGCCCGTGCGAAATCCAACAGTGACTCTGTTGCCGGCCGTTTTCTTCGAAGAAATATGGCCGACACCGAGTATGCTCAGCCGTGAGGCTGTGCTATCCGTCTAACAAAC